AGCACCAAAGAAAGCAACAAAGAAATGACAACCAGGGGAAGCCTCAGGGCTTCCCCTTGATTTTGAGGTAAAGCCATGCTGGATAAAGTCAAATTAGCTTTAAGGATAACAACAGATGCTTTTGATGCTGAGCTGACGGATCTCATCAATGCAGCATACGCTGACATGGGAATTGCCGGAATCACGAACATAGAAGACACCGATGAGCTGATAATCAGGGCGACAATAACATATTGCAAGCTGAATTTCGGGACCATCGATGATGCAAAGGTTTACGACAGGATGAAGGCGTCTTACGACGAACAGAAGGCTCAATTATCCATGCATTCAGGGCACACCGATTACGGGGAGGATGCCTGATGGATAGGAGCGATGTTATCTTTCTGATTTCTAAGACCACAGCAAACGATGAGCGAGGAGTAGCAAGAAAGACCGAGACCAAAAGGCAGGTCTTTTGCAAGGTCAACAATGTCTCTCACACAGAGAAGACAGAAAACGGCCTTCTTGGCCTCACACCAACTTATCAATTTTCGATGTTCAAGTATGATTACCAGGGCGAGGAAGTCGCAGAGTATAAGGGCATAAGATACGCCATCTATGATGCGACGGAGTTCAATGACCTCATCCGGCTATATGCTCAGAGGGAGAAAGGAGCTTAAATGGCAGCAACTAACTTCTCACAGCAGATGAAAAGCATCCTTAATGGTTATTCAGATAGCCTGTGCAGGGCAATAGGCGAAACCATTCAAGAAGAAGCCAAGGCAGCAGCCGATGAACTGAAGGCCACTTCTCCGAGAAGGAAGAAGAAAGGCGGACGCTATGCGAGAGGCTGGAATGTTCAGACCTTCAACGGAAGAACTTACACCGAGGCGGAGATTCACAACAAGCAATATCAGTTGACTCATCTTCTTGAGAATGGCCATGCATCCAGGAATGGCGGAAGAGTTGATCCGAGAGTTCATATTGCCCCTGTCGAAGAAGAAGCAGTTGACAATGTTGTGAAGAAGATCGAGCAGCTTATTGAGAATGGAGGCTATTAAATGACCTACACAGAAATAGAGCAGATGATAAGTCGGACAGGCCTTGAGCACACTTATTATCAGTGGGACGTAGGGCACGCCCCGGAGCTTCCCTATATCCTTTTTTATTATCCTGAGCGCAATGATTTTATTGCGGATGGCAGGAACTATCTCAAGATCACCAAGGTAAATATAGAGCTTTACTCAGACAATAAAGATTTCGAAAACGAAAGCGTTATCGAGGCTCTTTTGGATGAGTACGGGCTTGTTTACACAAAAGAAGAACAGTATATCAGCGATGAGCGGATGTACGAAACACTTTACACAATGGAGGTAAATTTAGATGAGTAAGGTAAAGTTTGGACTTAAGAATGTTCATTACGCACTTGCTACAATCGCAGCAGACGGAACCGCAACTTACGGAACCCCTGTCAGGATCCCCGGCGCCGTATCTCTCGCCATGGAACCCTCTGGAGAGAACACTCCTTTCTACGCTGACGATTCAGTGTATTTCACAGCTCCTGGAGCAACAGGCTACACAGGCGATCTCACAATCGCTCTTGTTCCTGACTCCTTCAAAAAGGATTGCCTGGGAGAGGATGACTCAATCGATGGCATTCTCATTGAGACAGCCGATGCATCTCCTAAGCCTTTCGCCCTCATGTTTGAGTTCACAACAGACGAGAAGGCTCAGAAGCATGTTCTCTACAATTGCACAGCTAAGAGGCCCACTCTTGGCAGCAATACAAAGGGAGAGTCTACAGAGGTTCAGACAGAAGCTCTCAACCTGACAGCTTCTTCGATCTTCAACGAAACCCTCAACAAGAATATTGTTAAGGCTAAGGCTGACGATACAGCCCAGGCTTATAACACATGGTACAGCGCAGTATTCCAGCCTTAATCAGACTGAGAAAGTGAGTAACGAATTATGGAGAGAATATTTAACATAGAGAATCAGAACGTTGGAGTTAAGTGCAGCGCCGGAACAGTGCGCTCATATAGGAATCTTTTTGGGAGAGACCTTATAAGCGACATGGCCCTTTTAGAAAAAGAGCTTGTCGAAACCAAGACTCTTTCAACCTCTTCTGAGGAGATAGCCGAGAACGTATGCTATTTGATGGCCAAGGAGTATGACAACACCCTGCCTCAGATTGAAGAATGGCTATCAGAGTTCTCTCCATATTTCGTCTACACAATAGTTGCTCAATGCATCTATATGTGGAGAGAGAATCTTAAAACCCTCGAAACCACAAAAAAAAACTAAAGAAGACTGAGCGAAAGTGGACAGCTGCACTATTTCTCTTGCGAGCTGTCCAGCTCGGACTTTCCATGAAAGACCTTGATGAGGTCACAGTCGGAATGATTTATGACATGTTTTATGAGATGTCAAATGACCGCGAAGAATACGATGAAATAGCCACACAGGAAGACATGGATAATTTCTAAGGAGAAATTATGGCTAAAGGATCAGGAAAAGTTAGAGGAATTACAATTGAACTCACAGCCGATACTGCCGGCATAATGGACGGTCTTAAGGACATCAACAAAGAACTGTCCGCCACAGATAAGGCTTTAAAAGATACAAACAAGCTCCTCAAATTCGATGAGAATAACACAGAGCTCGTTGCACAGCAGCAGCAGTATTTAGCCCAGGCAATCGAGCAGACAGAAGAAAAGCTCAAGAAAGAGAAGGAGCTTCTTGCTCAATTACAGTCTGCAGATAATGCAGACGAGACTGTTGAGCAGCAGAACGCCTTAAAGAGAGAGATTGAGGCGACAACACAGAAGCTAAACGGCTATAAGTCACAACTTAATGATACAGACAACGCCCTGGAAGAAGTCAAAGAGGAGACAGAGCAGGCCAAGGAATCAACAAATCTCTTCGGAGATGTGCTAAAGGCTAACCTTGCGAGCGAAGCAATCATCAGAGGGGTTGAGAAGATTGCTGAGGGAATCGCCAATATCTCAAAGTCAGCTTTTGACACAGGCTCTCAGTTCGAATCTTCCATGTCTCAAGTAGCTGCGACAATGGGAATGACAACAGAAGAGATCGCCAAAGGAAGCGATAAATTCACTTTGCTTTCAAATGCTGCGAAGAAGTGTGGAGAAGAGACCATGTTCTCAGCTTCTCAGGCAGGCGACGCACTTAATTACCTTGCACTTGCAGGATATGATGCAGAGAAGGCAGCAGCCGTTCTTCCTAAAGTGCTTACGTTGGCAGCAGCCGGAGGCCTGGATCTCGCTTATGCATCTGACCTCGTTACGGATTCAATGGCTGCTCTTGGCATGGAGACAGAAGAGCTTGATAACTACATCGACGAGATGGCGAAGACAGCTCAGAAGTCCAATACTTCAGTAGCACAGCTCGGCGAGGCTACGCTTGTATGCGCCGGCGCCGTATCTCTTACAGAACAGGACCTTGAGACGATGAACGCAGAGCTCGGCGTCCTGGCTAATAACGGAATTAAAGGAGCTGAGGGCGGAACACACTTAAGAAACGTGCTCCTCTCTTTATCAGCGCCAACAGATAAAGCAGAGATTGCTCTTCATGATCTGGGAGTCGAAGTTAAAGACTCCGACGGAAACATGAGAAATCTCAACGATATCATGATCGACCTTAACGCATCTCTCGCAGATATGGGAAGCGCTGACAAGGCCAACATGATTAAGACCATTTTCAATAAGACTGACATCGCAGCTGTCAATGCGCTCATGAAAGCGACCTCAGGAGAGTTCCAAAACCTGAAGGGAGAGATAAGTGATTGCGCCGGCGCAGCTGAAGAAATGCAGCGGACCATGACAGACAACCTTCAGGGAAAGCTTACGATCTTGCAGTCAGCCCTGGAAGGTTTAGGGATTGCTTTCTATGAAGTATTTGACGACAACGCCAAGAACGCGGTAGACGGAGCAACGAGCGCGGTAGGAACACTCACAGAGGCAATTAAGGACGGGGATCTCGGAGTTTCGCTTGAAGGCCTTTCGGAACAGTTTGAAGTTCTGATGGACGACATGGTGAATTTTGCAACAGATGCCCTTCCTGGAGTAATCAATGGCGCTACATGGTTCCTTGAAAATCTCGGAACAATAACAAGCCTTCTCGAAGGTCTTGGAGCAGGATATGCTGCTTATGAAGTGGCAACAGTGGCAGCAACAATCGCAACAGAAGGATTCACAGTCGCTCTTTCACTTAATCCTATCGGCCTTGCGGTGGCTGCAGTTGCAGGGCTTACAACAGCATTCGTCGCCCTCAGCGATGAGGCAAACAAGCTCAATCCCAAGCTCGAGACTTTTATAAGAAGCTGCGATAATGTGGCCAGCAAAGCAACAAAGCTTGCTGATTCCACCAATGAAATGACGAGCAGCTTTGACGGCCAATATGAAATAGCTCACAGACTCGCTCAGAGGATTGATGAATTATCGGATCCTGTGACCGGTCTCGTCACCGATCAGAGAGAAGCTTCTAAGGTAGTTGGAGAGCTTAATGCTCTTATGCCTGAGCTGAATCTTTATATTGATGAACAGGGCAACGTTCTCTCATCCACTACAGAGGGATGGAGAAACTACATTGACGAAGCTCTCAATCAGGCTCAGCTTGAATCAATGACCGAGAGACTGACAGAGCTTGAGAAAGAAAAGCTTGATGTCGAGGAGCAGATGATTGAGATAAACAATCAGCTCTCAGACTCGGCCAAGATGCTCATTGAGGCCAATGATGAATACGCTTATCTGCAGGAACATGTAAGCGAGCTCACAGAGGAGCAATGCAGAAGATACACAGAACTCTCTGACGCAGACATGCTTCTTGAAAAAGGTCAGAGAGAACTCATTCAGTCCTACTTCGACACCCAGGACGCAATGACAGAACTCAATAACTCGGAAGACATTCTCCTGGATAAAATGGAGGAATCCCGGGCAAAGACAGAGGAAGCTACGCAGGCCACAGACGAATATTCAGAAGGATTGGATGGCGCCGGAGAATCTGTCACAACTCTTCAGGGGCTCCTTGCAGAGCTGGATGAGGACTACGAGAAGAATAAAGAGAAAGCTGTTGAGTCGCTGAACGGTCAGAGAGAAGCCTTTGAAACCCTCAACGAGGGAGCTTCTGAAAGTGTGGATGAGATAGCGGAACACCTTCAGAAGCAGGCCGAGGGAATGAAGGAGTATGCTGAACTCATCGCTGAGGCTAAGGCCATCATGGATGAGCAGCCGGATAGCAAAGGACTGTTGAATTACTACATCAGCGCAGGACCAGAGGCAGCAGGCGAACTTGAGAATCTTGTCAACGCCTTTAATGAAGGCGGAGAATCTGCAGAAGCTTTCAAGGAAGCATGTGCAGCCTTTGAAGAGACGCAGGACCTTATCGATGGCCTTGCAGATCTCAACGAAGCTCTCTCAACAGGATCGTCAGAAGCAATCGACATGGCGCTTGAAGCGCTGGATGTAAGCCTTCCTGAAATGGAAGCAGCCTTTCAGGCATCTTGGGAGCAGCAGGAGGCGGACGCCAACGCTCATAAAGAGGAAATGACGACTGCAACCACGCAGACCATAACCGATATGACGACGGCGGTCACAACAAACGAGCCTAAGCTCACGACAGCTGTTCAGACTATGGGTGACAATGCAGTCAAGAAGCTTAAAGAAGCTTGGAAATGGTCTGACGACACGGCACGCTTCCAGGTATGGTACGACATGGGAATGTCAGTTGATGAATCCCTTGCTCAGGGAATCACCGACGGAACGTCCCTAGTTACCTCTGCGATTCAGGCAATGTGCGAGGAGGCTGTCGCCTCAGTAGATATCAGTGGCCTTGTTGCTAAAGTAGATCAGGCGCTCGGCGAAGCTTTTGGATAATGGAGGCATAGATGAGACAGTTTTATTTAAGAAACGGGAACGGAGCTGAATATTCCCTTATGGACGTTGAGCATTGGCTCAACTCTCCAAAGGGACTCGGATTTAAGTTTAAGGACAAATTCTCTCAGGTAGGCTCTAATTTCATCAGAACAAAGAAGGTCTCAAATCCCAAAGATATAAGCGGAATCCTTATCTTCACGGGAAGCGACGTCTATAGGAAATACCATGACTTCATACTGTTCGCGCAGATAGAGCCCTTGATATTTGTCTATAATCCCAACGGGACAGAGTACATTACCAATGTTTCATTTGAACAGATTGAGAAGGAAGAGATCGACGAGAAGACATCCACGCTCCAGGTGGATGTCTCTTTTAAGAGGCTCACCCGTTGGCGCCGGATTATCCTTCAGAGGAACGATGCAGTTGTGCGCCGTGGTAAGGTTTATCCTTTCTCATATCCGTATGTCTACGGAAGAGACGCTGCAAATAACGTCACCATAGAATCAGATACTACAGAGGAGAGTCCTTGCAAGATAACCATTATAGGCAGCTGCGAGAATCCTGTATGGAGGCAGTATGTGAATGGAGTCTTAAAGCACGAAGGCTCAGTCAATGTCTCAATGACCGGCGGACAGAGAATCGTTATCGACACAACAAAAACTCCCTACTCTATCAAGAAATATGATTCTTCAAATAATCTGATAGCAGACCTTTATCAGCTGTCAGACTTCTCAACAGACAGATTCTTTTTCCTGGAGAAGGGAACGAACAGATTCTCTATCGGTCACGATGGAACAAACACGTTAGAGCTTGCGGTAGAGGCGCATTTAGAGTATGAAACAGTTTAATGTAGAGTTATTTGACAGAAACTTCAACTTTCTCTTTAATACTTGCGCCGACAAGATCAAGTATAAAGAGGACTACTTAGACCCTGAGAAGACCAAGATCGTTGTCACATCAGACACAAGGATAAGCGCTAATTCCATCATAAGGCTATACAGAGACGGCGAAGAATATGCCGGAATCATCTCTGATGTAAAAGCGAAGGACGACGGAACAACAGAAGTCACCTTCTTATCAGTAGAGGCTCTTTTCGACTCAGAAATCATCATCGATGTTGCTGAGATCACGGGGACAATGGAAGAGTACATGAAGGCCCGGATGGATGAGCTCTATGTGACAAATAGTGATATCTGTCAAAGGATGCCTATTGAAATCGAGGCAGTATCACAGACGAGCAATTGGACCTTTGATTATGAGATAGAGAATGAGCCGAAAGAGAACGAAGAGCCACCTGTTAGAGAGGTGGCTTTTATTAATATCCTGGATGACCTTATCATCCCAGCCTTCACACAGTACGGAATCATTCTCGAATGGAGCTTTGACTTCAACAATAAAAAGATCCTTGTCCAGATCACAAAGAACGAAGCGGACCCTATAACAATCGAGACTGCGCTTCCCAACATTATCGATGAGACGGTAACGATCCGAAAGGTCAAGAAAAGGATCAACAAGGTCAACGTATGGAACACTCAGGACTATGAGCGGAGCACAGTCTATTATCTTCATTCTGACGACACCTTCGATCACACGAACGAGGACAGGGTTATTCCGGTCAACTATAAGAATCTCACAGTATCGGCCAACAATAACGCAAAGTGCATTGATGGAAAGACCAAGGAGCTAAAAGACGATTATTCAAAGATAAAGTCATACAACAGGATAGATCCTGAAGAGAGAACGCAGGAGGATATCGACACAGCTCTTGAGAAGCTTGCTGATATCAATTCCTTCCTGAGCTTCGGATGGTCCTTTAACTCCTCGGACTCCCTTATATATGACGCAGACAACATTGTTGTCGGAGATGAGACCTGGGGAGATGAAGGAGATGAGTTTGAAATAACTATCGAGGCATGGGCCGAGACACCGGAAGCAGAAGCTTACGGAGAGACAACAGCAGCTGCTCTCTTTGAAGATAAGGCCTACACAAAGGCACTTCAGACATTCTCCAAGAATAAATATGACAACCTCATCGAGCTGGAAGTGGCAGCAGATGATGAGATGATAAAGCCGACAGCCTTGAAAATTGGCCAGGTAGTAAATGTCATAAGCGAAGGCAATAGTTACACTTCCATTCTCTCAGGAAGAGAGATAGAAGACACTATCGTCCTTATATTTGGAACGATAAGACTTGAGCTTACAAAATCATTAAAAGGGAGGGCTTAAATGAGCGACTACATTTCAATCAAACAATATGATGCGGCGAATGTCACAGCCAAGGATGACAGGATCATGTATGACGTATCTCATACAAGCGGAATCATCAAAGGCTTTGAGATTACATACTCAGGAGGAAACACAATCCATATCGGCGCCGGTTATGGAATTGTCAAGGGAGCCTTGTTCGAGATCTTCGAGCATGATGAGACAATCCCTCTGACTGAATCCGGGACCAAGCTTGGCCAGATCTATGTTCATTTTGACTTATCGAGCGGAACTCCTATCGATATCGTAGTGAACACAGGAGCAACCCTGGACGTCTTAACTCAGGACGAGGACGCAAACTTCTCCAATGGTCAGTATGACATCCAGCTCTGCACTTTCACAGTCGGAACAACGACGATCACAAATCTCGTTACTACATTTCCGCTTGTGACAGGAGCAGCGGATTTTGCTCTTGATTTTGTCGGAAAGAGAGTTCACTTCAATGCGGATGGATCCATAAGGACAACCTACCAGAATGGGCAGTATGTTATAACCTCATTCCCGTCAAATGCGATATGTGTAGACAGGCTCTATTCAAACAGCGGAACACTCTTGTCAACCAAGACGACGAGCATAGACTCCAATAATGGAGATATTTTAGAGACAGTAGTAGGAAACTAAGGAGGGAAACATGAGTCAGATGTATGGAAAACTTATCGTGCTGACAGAAGAGTCCAGCATGGTAGGCGACACGGTAACAGTCAGAAATCTTATAACAAACGCAGTCCTTTCAGGAACTATCGGAAGCAACGGGTATTGCGAGATATTCCTTCCGGCTTTTGCTCGTTATAAGGCAAGTCTCAACGGGATTGAGGAGACCTTCGAGATGGGATGTGGAGAAACACACTTCCTCGATCTTGGATTCAGGACGGACACATGGGCCGGAATCAAGAAGATCATTGACGCCGGAAAGGCAGCAGACTATATCAACAACGGAGACCGCTTCGAGGTTGAGCTCACAACAGGAGAGACACTTATCTTTGAGGCCAACGTCAACACCTACGGCCTTGGAGAAGTGGACTTCATTCCTACTTACTGTATGGCAGTAACTAAACAGCATCACACTTCAAACACAAACGCAGGAGGCTGGAACAGTTCAGATATCAGGAACTTCCTCAACAATACTTTCCTGTTGACTCTTCCAGATGACCTTCAGACAGTAATCAGCACCAAGCCTGTCAAGGCCACAATCGGAGGACAGTCAAACTCTCTGCAGACAGCCGAGGATAAGATATGGATTCCGACAGAGAAGGAAGTCTTCGGACAGATAACTTATTCAGGTAGTTCCGAGAACGCTGTCAACAATATGTACCCCATCTTTACAGACGCAGCTTCAAGAGTAAGGACACAGGGAGCTAGTGGAGCAGCCGTGATTGTTTGGTTGGCTTCGCCGTATATCAGCAACTCCGCGAACTTCTGCGTTGTCAACACTTCCGGCGCTCCGTACACCAACGGCGCCAGCTACTCTAATGGCGTGCTCCCCTGCTTCAGGATCGCTCCTGAAGCGTAAGCAAAGGAGTAAATCAGTTCAATCGGGGCTGCACACTTGCAGCCCCTACAAGGAGAGAACATGTCGGTTCTTGCAAGGTTTAGATCAGAGTCGCCTTTCGAAGTGAGAGACAGAGCCAGAATCCTAGAAGTTAGGATCATAAAGCTCTGCATGAATGAGAAATACTTTCCGAAGAGATACAGATTTATTCTTACGACGAGCATCATCGAAGATGCACACAAGCTCGTAGACCACATTGAGACTGCGAACAGTCTCCCACTCAATGAAGCTTTCTATAAAAGAAGGCTCACATATCAGAAGGAGGCGCTGTCAAAAGTAGACGCTCTCTTTAGAAAGTTCACGCTCGCAGAAGAAATCGGCTTCTCTATTCCTGAAGGAACACTTCAGGAGCTGGGAGAATCCCTCTCAAAAGAAGAGGCTCTTATAAAGAAATGGGTAGAATCGGATAAAGCAAGGATTAAGAAAGAATAAAGGCTATAGGCTATTACAGCCGTGAATGTTTGGTTGGCTTCGCCGAATATCAGCAACTCCACGAACTTCTGCAATGTCAACACTTCCGGCGCTCCGAACAACAACAACGCCAGCAACTCTAATGGCGTGCTCCCCTGATTCATTACCAAGGCATCGACAAAGTAACTCACACGAGCGAAATCATTGGCAGAGAAAAGTAATGAAGGAGCCTATAACCTTCCCTAAAGGGTAAATACTACATCATGACGTCTCACAGACGGACGCTTCTTGCATGGCAGGATTGGCACACTGCTTCATGTCTGTGAGCTATGCAGCTAGTCGCCAAAGAAAGGAAGCTGTGCAGGGTGAACTCAAAAGAAAGA